TACCTTCCTTCGTATAATTGCAAGAGATCATTTGGCCCCTTTAGAAAACTAAAAGCCTCAACTAGGCATGCATACAATAAGCCATTGGGAAAATTTTGACTTAGATATGTAGTAGGAACTGTACTCGATAATCCATCAGGTTTCAAGATATAATTTAATTGAATTGTATAGGTCTGATCTGGAGTAGGAGCCACGACCACCGTATCTTGATCCCAGTTACTGTAATATTTAGGAACTCCTTGAGAATTTAAATTATTAAATTCAGACATAAAACTTGTATCTCTATATTGTAAAAAATCCCTGTTATCAGGATTAGCTGTGCCATCAGAATCTACGATTTGAGCAGATCTAATAACCAACAAACCCTGGGGTGTATCTATAAATCTTGTTCCTGCAATTAATTGAGCAGTTACATATCTTCTATTATTATCAGAATCTACATCTCTTAAAATTCTAAACTCTGCGTCTTCAATAAATCCGTTTACAATCGTATCAGTTAAAACTGTACTTGTAACTTCTGTGTAGTCTCTAATTTTTTGTACTAACTCTGTATACGTCATGTTATACTTACCGTAACCTCTCCTATATTTATTTGTGCTTCTCTTCTTCCATTTATAACAGATGGATTTTCAGGTACCATACTATTATTACTAAAATCTTGAAAAGCAAAATCTCCAGGTAAAGTTAAATTAGCTACCATATTTCCACCACCAATTTGATCAGAAGGAAAACGTTGAGGTCTTGCTTGTTCTAAACCTTGTGGGTCAGCTACAAAAGGTTTTGGTTCTAACTGTGGTTGTTTTCGTTCATATTCTGTTATGTGTACAAACGCACCGTTCCATTCAGTAACCATTTCTCTCCACGGAAATGCTTGACCACTTCTGTCTGATATTGCCAGTGCGTATTTACCTTTTGCAAACTTTGCCATTATATCTCCGGATAATAAGTTTTAGGTGAAATGTAAACACTTGCTGGTGATCCATCTTCTTGCAGTGCTCTTTGTAATTCATCCTCGTAAATTAATTTCATTTCTTGAACTCTTTGTGGTGCTTTCTTCATAGCCATGTAATAAGCTAAACCTGCACACATACATGGTACAAATCTATTAACTACATCAGCTTCGTTAGTATATTTACCTGCATCTTGAATTCTTTTTACATAATAGAAATAAATAAAATTACCTGCCTGTGTATCTCCAGGTGTTAGATACAAAGTAATTGTAACTTTATCTATAAATCTTTGTACAAAATATTGTGATGGTTGACCTGTAGAACTTTTGTTTGAAAAAGCTTGATATTGTGATCTGTTAATTTTTGAAAGTGGTGTGTCTACATCACTTGTATTTCTGAAACTTGCCTCAAGAATATCTGAAACCATGTCAACAAAATTTGTAACTGCATCTCCAGACGAGTGTCCTGCAGCTGTTGTATCATCCGCTCCTCGACCAGATGCTTCACAGATTATATTATTATCAGAAATAGAAGTGTAGATAATTACTTCATTATTAATTCTAATCTTACCTGTAGGATTCATATTTTTTGTAGATGCCACAGGTATTGTTGTTGCAACGCTTGAAATACCAGATGTTAAAGTTGTAGTTATTCCGTTGGCGTTTCCGTCAGAAGGTGATCTAAATAATGTATATTCGTTTTGACCAGAGGCTAGTGTAATTCCAGTTCTTGCAACTTCCCAAAAATGTAGACCTCTGTTGTCCCATTCTTGAAACATTATATTTAAAGAACGTCTAGCTGATCTTAGATCATTACCAGAGTAATCAAAGAATCCTAATCTTTCAAAAGACTCAGTTATAATATCATCGATCGAGAGAAATTTCTCGAATGTACTTGTGCCTGAAAAAGCCACGTAAACCTCCTACGAGTTGCTTCCGCCACTATGAAACACAGTTAACTTCGTAACCTGCTCTGTAGTGAAAACAGAATTAAGATTAGTTTTAAATAGAATAGGTGTAGGGAAAATTACAGTTTTACTTTCCGCCACTGCACCATGATCTATTTTAACTTTAGAAGTTGTTCCATCTTTTAATTCTATTGTTCCTGCAGTCGCTGTTCCAACATAATGTATTCCGTAAGCTCTAGTTCTACCCACTTGAATAGTTTTAGCCTCCGTAGTTACGTTGCTGGCTACGCCGTCTTGTGTAGATGCAAATGTTGTCATTTTTTCTCCTTAAAATTTTATGTGGGCCCGAAGGCCCACAAAATTATTTATTACGCGTCTGCGAATGGTGTTTCAATTGTACTTGAACCGATCATTAAAGAATCATGAACAAGATAAGCGTTAGTGTCGATAGCAGTGACTTTCACCACTGAACCAACAGCACCACCTTTTGTACCACCATTAAACGTCATAACATCGTTTGATGAACCGTTAGGCACAAATGCTTTTTTAGCTCCATCGTTAACACCAATTAAAATAGCACCTGTGAATAAATCACCTGCACCTGTTGTTTTGATATCAACATCAGTAGCTGCTGTTTCAAAAAAGAAATAGAAACTTGCACCAATGTTATTTAAGTTGTTTGGATCGCTACCTGGACCTGCAACAGCAGAGTCTGCAGTCGTGTTGATAGCAGGTAAAGTAAACTTACCATCAGCATCGTTTAAAAGCAGAATTCTACCAGCATGTTCTTGCACAGTTAAATTTGTGTCTGCAGATAGTGATTTAGTCATTCCTGGTCCTATGTTGATAAAACCGTTTTTCGATCTTACCGGACCATCAAATGTAGTATTTGCCATAGTTGTATCCTCCTAATTACGTTCATGTGGTCTTTAGGCCGTCGACTATACGCGTCCACATAAACTTATATGTATAGTGATTATTTTATATACTAGATTTTAGTAGAGTGCAAGAGAGCCTGTAGTGTGGAGTGGAATTTTTCCAACGATGTAGCTTTTTATTAAGTAGCTACGGAAACTTGCGGAGCAGCATCTTCAACCTTATTTCTAAGGTGCTCTCTTTGAGCTTCTGCCATTTTAATATGACTTAAAACTTCTCGAACTTGTCGGTCTATTTTAACCATATTGAGAGTATATCTACCCTCTTTAAGATGCTCCTGCTCCCACTGTAGATCCAGACCCCTCTTCTGCTTGTAGAGGTCGTTTAAGTGTTGCATCATTTTTTCCATCGATAACCTCCTCATAGGTTATTCTGTTAATCTTGTCACTATAAGAGTTTCCAAGATTTTCCCAAACTATACTTTTTTCTCCCAACTTGTCAAGTATAGCTTTTTCTAGTGAGGCTGAGTTATCCTCACACTCAACAATAAATTTAGCGTGATGTTCATAAGCCCAGATATTTACTAGAATTTTAGTCATTATTCTTTCTATCTTTGAAATGAGGCGGGATTGTGGCCCGCCTCAAATTTTTTAAGTATTAAGCGCCTTCAACGCCAAAGATACCTCTGTAGTCAGATACACCAAATCTGTATCTTTCTCTAGCTTTGTATCTTACGTTTCCAGTATCGAAATCACCTTCCATCGCTGTTCTGATTGGAGTTCTTTCGAAATACTTCATACCGTTAGGCACATCAGTGATAATGTAGAACGCATCCGTGTCAGTTAAGAAGTTGTTAACTCTGTAACCTTGTGGAATCATTCCCATTGACGCGATTGCGTTAATGTCATTATCAGCAGTTGACGTTCTACCTTGAGACTTCATAAGTCTTTCAGCAGTGAATTGAAGTTCACTTGGAACGATCATTTTAACACCTCTTGCAGCAATTTTTAGACCTCTTTCGTCTGTCATTGCAGCAATATCGATTAATGATTGCTCTAATGAAGTTTCATTCAAGTCAGCTTGAGTTGCTAACGTGTTTGATACAGTACCCGCGATTGTTGGGTGAGCAGTGTTAAATAAAGAAACACCGTCTCCAGAATCAAAATTATCCGTAGTTGGTAAACCTTGGATAAGCGGATCTACTGCTTTGATTTGTTTAGTATTCGCCATGGATCTAGCTAATGCTTTTGTATATCTAGACGCAAGTCTGTCATACAAGTTGTCCTCGATCGCTTCTTCAGTGATCGCGAACGCAAGCGCAACAGTTTCCATAGTGTATCTAGCTGTGTAAGTCTCTTGAGCATTGTCAAAAGTTACGCCAGAACCTTCTGGTTTAACTGCAGCATTTGCAAAACCAGATAACATAACTTCTTCTTCAAACGCCCTGTCTGAAGTTTCTGTTACGTATATCTCAGCATGCTGATTCTCATAACGTTTGTATTCCAGTCCGAATAGTGCATTCAGGCCTGGTTCTAGTTCTTTAACTAGTTGTCCTCGTGATATAGCCATAATTGTTCTCCTATTCTAACTATTATATACCGTTATTTTTAGCGTTATACAGGTGCTCGTTGATCATGACAACAAAGTTCAAATTGGCAGCGCCAAGTGTATTGTTCTCTACATCAGTTGAGATACCTGTTACTTTTAATTGAGCCGTACCAGTTGTAGATGTGCTGTGATTAAGTTCTGATTTAGAAACATTATTCGCAGAATCTCCAGCTGTTACTTCGATGTTGAAATTCTTGAACACATCTGTCTGCGCGTGCGCAGTAGCTTTGTTCGATTGAATCTCAAATCTTTCGTACGGATCATCAGCCACGAAAGCTTTAATATCACTAGCCGCGATTGTTCCCGGATAGTTATTAGCAAACGTAGGCTTACTAGTTGTTGGATCAGTGTAAAAGACACCATTGAGTGATCCAAGAAGGAAAGCTTCAGAAGCTGCAGCTTGGTGAATTGTACCAGCCGCTGTTGCTGAAACCGCGTCTTGGAAGAAGATTTGAGTAGTATCACCAGATGATATACTGTACTCTCCTAAACCCTGGTTGTCTCTATTCTGACCGACTTTGCCGATAGCTCTTAAGCCAAAAGCAGCGTCTTTGTTTGTTTTTGCCATAGAGGCCTCCTATTATATGTACCTGCCCCGAAGGGCCTCCAGTACGGGTTTATGTTATCTCGATGGTTTGTGAATTCCTAAATTAGGATTTCTTTGAGCCACCAAAAGTAACACGCGATTGTCTATCAATATTGATAGGCATGCTTGGGTGCTCTTCCTTCATAAGATCGTTATCTGCTGCTTCAACTTTTTCTGCATGCTGTTTAGCATAGTATTCTTGTCGTTGTTGCGCGATCTCTTCCGGTACCCTAGCGAGCACTAGGCCGCCAACACCGATGGTCCCTTTATATTTTCCGTCCTCTACGATTGGATAATCAGTATCTGGATATTCGTCAGCTCTCACTAATTCGTATCCTGATCTTATTCTTCCAGCGACGTTTTTAGTGTCTTGGAATCCTAAAGATTCAACTCTTATCCATCTGTGCCTAAAACCTGTAGGCGCCGGTGGAGCATCTAATGCTGATGGTGGAGACCAAACTTTTTTGTGAGAAGTTTTTTCTCTAGTTTGACTCGCACGAGAGGTTTTTTTATCATTATTATTTTCCATATGCTTAAGCCTCCTTCGTGATGTTTAATTGTTTCGCATATTCTTCAAGTGGCACACCTAATTTTTTAGCGATTGCGACCTGCGATGGTGTGAGCCTCACAGTTTTGCGACCTGATCTTGTACTTCGCTTCGCTGAAGCTACTGTCTGTACTGGCTTGGTCGTTTCTTTTTCAGCCGTATCGTTATTATTAGCAAACTTATGCGGAAATTCAAGTCTTATTCTCTTATCTATTTCAGCATAATATTCGTCACTTGAGGGATCATA